TCTTCAATAATACCCTTGATTATCAAGGTTTGCATATAGGCCACAATGACAAACACATTGATAAATGCTGTCCATTTTAAAAATCCCATATTACCTCAATGGTGGTGCGTAGAGCAATCCCCCATCCGAATATAGTTTGTTCAGTCCTCTTGACAAATTCAATGGAGTCTTCTCTCCTAAATTTCTTTCGTAGATTTCTTTATAGTTACCTACTTCTCTTATTATATCAGATGCCCAGTTAGATCTCAACCCCATTTTTGCCCCAAGATGTGGTGCCTCACCCCCATCTATCTCACCCATGAACCTCTGAATGTTTGGGTCTTTGTGTTCTATAAAGTCATCTATGTTTTCTGAAGTAATTCCTAACTCTTCTGCAATGAATAGGACATAGATAGTCCATCTAACTATATCAGAAAATTTACCATCACCATACTTGACTACTGGGCCAAGTGGTTCTTTTGATATAATCTCTGGTAAAATAATGTGCCATTCTGCATCTTTAAATGTTGTACGATTCGATGCAAGTCCTGACCTATCTGTACCATACATATCACAATCACCCCTCAGATACCAATCTTTAGATTTCTGTCCAACTGGTACAACTACTGGAATATAATTAATCTCATGTAACTGAAAAAAATCTTGGATGTTCTTTCTTGAAGTGCCAGTAGAACTCATACATATTTTGGCACCTTCCATCTGTTTTGCAGAAGAAACACCTAAAGTCTTCTTCGTTATGAATCCCTGACCATCATAGTATGTTGTAGGTAAAAATTCAAGTTTTTTAGACACATTTCTTGAAAAGGTGTATGTTGTGGCTGCAGACAACATATCAATAGTACCATCAATCAAATATTCAAATCGTGTCTTACCATCAACATCAATAAACTCTACATAGGTTTTATCACCAAATATAGCAGCTGCAACGGCTCTACAAATGTCTACATCAAAACCATGCCACTCAAGTCCTGTTTCTTCATCAAAATTTCTCTCAGAGAATCCAGCAAAATCTAATTTAGTTCCACAATTTAATGAACCATTTTCCATTATCCTATCAAAAGTACTTCCGTATGTTGGAAAATACTCTGGATTTTCATCGTTATCTGTAACTTTTATAATCTTTTTGATTTGCTCTTCTGTGTCATTATGTTCTTTTCCCAATGAAGAATCCACACCCCACATCCAGAAGGCCCATACTAAAGCAACAATCAACTTATACATACTACTCGCCCATTGTATTAGGATACCAATCTGGTAGAGGTTTCTTCTGTATCCTTGCAGCATATTCTTTTTTGGCCTGTTCTTTATTTGGTTTTATCTTACCATCTACCAAATCCTTTACAAACCCAAGAGTTGCAGCATTTGCATACAATGTACCACACCTTGCAGTGACTTCCATCTTTAACCCATCATAGATAATACTTCCAGATGCATGTCCAAGAATATCCAACATCTCAGTTGGTACTTGAATCTTCATACTGGAATATACATAGTCTCTATGTGCGGCTGGAAAATCATGTGGAATACTTTCATCAACTACCCAAACTCTATCAAAGGGTGGTTCAATTGTATTCCAACTCAAAGTTGTTTCCGTAACCTCATCTGGTTCTCTAAAAGTTTTTATTAATCTTTCTGCATATTCTTTCGCATCATCGTGTCTCCAATTCTTCAAGACATCTGATGCTTTCTGTTCAGTTATATAATTCTTGAAAGTTCTCATCCTCTTGCCTTTGCTGCTAGATCTTTGTCTGCACCACCCCAAGTTCCTTTACCTTTTGTAATAAAACTATTGACTCTGGCAAATGCCCATTGTTGTGCAGTAGTTCCCGGCCTGTGTCCTGTTTTATATGCAGCCATTCCCCTGTCATAGACTTTTTTGAGGATACTGTAGGATATTCCAGACTTCTCTGCTTTCTTCTTCAGACCTTCAATTGCTTCTCCAAACATCTGTTTATACTTCAACGTGTGTTTGGATGGTTTGGTCTTTGCACCTTTATCGCCAGGAGCTGGACCACTCTTCTTCTTCTCAAAGTGTCTTGCTCTGGCCTGTTTAGTAGACTTGGACATATCATCACCCTCAGCATCTTTGGCATAATATTTTGCTGGTTGTGTACCTTCTCTGTCCTTAATCTCTTTGTCTTGTTTTACACCTTCACCTACTGGAACACAATTAGGAACCATTTTGTTTCCCTTTTTCTTCATTCCTCTTTGTTCGTATCCATCCCAACAAGGGCCTTGTTGTTCCTTTATTTTATTACCATCTTTGTCATACTTACCAGACTTTTTCTTTGCAATTGCAATGGCTGCCTGTTGGGCTCGACTTACGGCTTCTTTGAAATCTTTATATGTTTTCATTAGTTGTCTACCTTTGCTCCGGCTCTCCATTGGTAACAGCTCCAATATCGGGCTTTCCATTTTGGGCCTGGGTTATCACAATTATGTCTTGCACGAAAACTCTTCCGTCTGGCAGGATCGTCACGTTTAATCTCCATATTTGGATCACCAAATCCTACTTTGACCACATTACCCTTTTCGTTCTTGACATAGACATAGAACTTCTTCTTACCATCGTTAGACCTTGTTGGATTATTAAGTTCTACTTTTCTTCCTTGATATTCTGATGCTTCTATTATATGGTCATAACACTCATCACAACAATACTCTTCATCGAACTTCAGTTCATAGTTATAAGCCATGACTCCTTTAGTTGGACCTGCCATCTTCCTCAAGTATACATGAATCGTTGAACTACCAGTATGATGAGGTATGGTAAATGCAGCTTTACCCTTCTTCATTCGATAGTCATCTGTTGCATTGACAACGTGTTTGGCCAGTTTTCTTTTCTTTATTTCATCAGCAACATACTGGTCTGTTCTGTCATCATATTCTTTGAATGTTATCATTTTAGTGTCCTATAAACTTCTATCAGTTCGTCATCTGGTACTGGTGTAAGATTAGTCCAATACCTTTGGTGCCCTACCCGCATGAAAGATTTAATATCACTAAAACTAGGATATTTCGATTGTAGATTATGTAACAAATGGTCTGGGTCTAAGTGACAAGTTGCACACTGATTGTCCTTTGAAAATACCCTTGTGGACTTCTTAAACCTATCACTCTGTACTAAAACAGAACTCAAGTCTTTCTCCATCCACTCCATTCTTGTATTAATATCTGGTAACAACATAAAGATTAGATATGCCTGTAACCCAATGATTATGTAAATCCAAATTCTACTTGCAGCAACCAGATCCTTAGTTTCGATTTCGATCTGTTTTACTGGTTCTAATATTTTCTGGTCTTCTGATTTTGGTTTTTGTTCAGCCATCATTTACCTCACTTCTTTTTACCGACTTCGTTCAACTTTTTAGTTATCTGTTGTTGAAACCATTTCAGAACTATCGGAATACTAACATTAGAAGTGAGTCCGAATAGAAACCCTATTGGATACCGATAACTTGCATACGGCGACAACTGTGGAATGTTCGTAAATACTATGGAAATCAACAAATACCCTGTGAGAGACATACCCATGTTGATTACTAAATCTAGTCCTATCAACCACTTGTGTCCTTCATACTTTTCTTTGTTGTCCATCCTATAATTGAATAGAAAAAGCCAGAATGATGCGAATAAAACTACTCCCATCATGACTAACTCATCCATTGCAAATAACTCTAACATATTCTCCTTATGGAAACCCTATTCGTTTCAAATCATTTATAGTTGATGCGGCATCAGTATGTAAGATTCCAATTCCACCAGCAGCTTCCCATTCCTTAATATTCCCCGCATGATCGTCAATCAGAATATTAGGTCTTTTATCTCTACCATCCTTAGCAAATTTCTTTTTGTCTTGTCTTTTTACAACTCTCATATCTTTTTCACCAAGACCAAAATTCTTTTTCATCCATCTGATCTTGTCTTGTGGTGCCCTCTTTGCAATTGCACCTCTTGATTCTCTTGGCGCTGCAGTCAACATGATAGGTCTGAACTTCTTTATATATCCCCAGAGAACATCTGCATCTGGCATCTTGTCGAGTTGTGCAAACGTGTCTACTGGTATGTCTTCCCAGAACTTATCTCTAAACTTATTTCCCCCTAATGCATTTCTTGTAAACTTGAGAAAGTCAGCAACTACTCCGTCCATGTCACAATAAATTTGTGGATTGTCAAATTCTACCAAGTATTGATTTAAACTTTTCATTCTGCCATCCAAGTTATGAGTGATGCGGCCACTGCCCCTATGGCACCAGCAACAAGAGAAGTCATTCCCATCAAACGAGACTTCCATTGCTCGACTTGACGAACCCTCTCTTCTAATTTATGTATTTGTGAAGTTACACGGCGTTCTGAGTGTCCAATCTCATCATGGACATTGCCAATCCGTGAATGTAGGAGTTTCAGTTCTGACCTAATTTCGTCATCAACTTTCCTATGCTCATCTTGTCTGGAATTTAATGATTTAATCTCTACTGTCAGGTCTACAATTCGGTCTGCGGTTGTGTCCAGTTTGGATAAAAGAGCATCAATCTGTCTCCCTCTAACTTCAACCTCGTTTTGTAACAGTCCGACTTGAAGCTTGACATCTTGAAGCTCTTCCGCCATGTCCTTACTTTATTACTTGTGTCAACCTTAATAGTTCTACACCAGCATTTAAGGCCTCTTCAATCTTAGTCTCAATATCAGAATCATCATCTGGATCTGTCTCAAGATTAAAATTGGCCTGGACATAATCTACCAACTCATTCCATTCAGACGAATCTAAGTCCATGATTTCTGGAATGACCTCTTCAATATCATCAATTGCAGGTGCAATCTTTTTTAGTGGTTCGATGAAATTTAATCCATCAGACCATGTAAACTCACCATCTTTCGTTGACTCTTTAATTGCTCCGATCAAGGAAAAGATGAAATCTAATAGTTCTTTAGTTTGTTGAATACCACGCTCGTCAGCCATTTAACTCCTTCCATATCGGAGATATAACATTGGCCCGTTCTCTCCGTTTTGTAATATTATAGGTCGTTTTGGAAATTTTAAACCATACTCTCTTATCGCTAAACCTACATTATCTTTACCAACGTATTTCTCGTATCTTGCATATTGTCTTTTACCTAGTCTACATTGATGAAATGTGTCAGAGTCTACTACGAATACCTGTTTACCTGCAAATGTTCCCATTATAACAGATTCTTCTATTTCTTTCTTTTTCTTTTTCTTTTTCTTTGGTTTGCCTGGTTCACCTTGAGGCCCAACTCCAAGACCAGCAATATTACCACCACCTACTGAGTTTGCAATCTCTTCATTATGTTCTTTATTACTTTCTTTCATCAAATCATCGTGATTCTTAATTGCCCAATCTTCTGCATCTTTTTTATCATCAGAAGTATATACTATTTTACCACTTGGTGCAACAACTACAAATTTACCATCCTTTTCTTCTACATGATCTCGCGGATCCATCTCATTATACAGTCCTTTTCTGTCACTCCTTGACATACCAGCCTTCTTAGCCGCAAGTCTTATTGGAGAATCTTTTTCCTTCTTTGCAGGGGCAGTTTTCTTTTTGGCAATACCCATCTTCTCTCTTTGTTTACGAATCCGTTCACGTTTTGTGTGTATGGATGCCGTATCCTCTTGAAACTCTGTGAAATTTTTCATTTCTCTTTCCTCTACTGCAAGCACTTTACTAAAAGATCCATCGAATTTAATTTTTTTGAGATTGAAGTATTGCTTCAGATGATCTTCTAATTCTTTATTTGTCATTAACCTACTCAACCCTCGTAAATAACTATTAATTTGTGGAACAGTTATTTTACCACGAAATGCTTCATCTACTTCTTCCTCTTCACCCATCGCCCCCTTAGTGGCTGTGGCATACATCACACTTTTCCAATCGTCACCATATTTCTTCTTGAACTCATCTTCTTTTTTCTTCAAAGATAAAACAATTTTCTCTCTTTTGTCTATCTCACCAGAAGTCATCTTTCTCTCAATCAGAAATTCATTTGTCTCTGATCCGTATTGATTTTTCAACTCCTCCCTAAGAAGTTCAGCATCTTTCTCCCAACCACCATTCTCTAAGAACTCCATGAGTTTTCTACCCATGTATCTCTCATCAGTCCAGATTCTTGTATCGTTCTGTTCTTTAAGTAAGAATAATGCGGCTGCATAATTCAGAAGGATTGACTTACCCAGAACTGGCACCTTCTCAATCAGTCTACGAACTTTGAACACCAGACGATGGAGCATTGTATATGCTGCCTTCTCATCTACTGATTCTAA